AATTGGTGCGGGATCACCCGCCACAACGCCTGTGCGTGTCAATTTACGGCAATCGGCTGGCAGGTCTGGCAAGTATCTGGATGCCTCAAGCGCACCCTTGGCCTGCCCTAGCGCCTTAGCCGCCTTATCAGTTGTTGAGCAACCGCCCAGCAAGATCAGGGCTAACAACGCAAGCAGGGTCATATGTTTCATTTTTCAAATCCTCACTGGCGGCAATCGCGGCCTGATTATCAATTGCAAAACGTGTTTGGAAATTAGCGTTAGCGCTCTCGGAAATGGATAGCTTTCGTTGCAATTCTTCTTGCGCCGCCTGCGCTGTTGCCAATTCTGTTTTTGCAATAAAGCCAACAACGGCGCGTTTGACTGCACTGGTTTTGTCAAACGTATGCCAGCCAAATAAGACCAAAACGACCAGGATCATTAGCCCTGCGCGGCTGGTGGAAAATTTGAGAATTACAGACCAAGCAAACATAGATCACGCTCCACTGATCTACGGATGACCAGACCGCGCACAACGCGACCGCCCGCCTTATTCCACCACGCCAGGGCATGGCAGCCACCACGCAGGTTTCCCGCATTCAATCGGCGGGTGGCTGTGGACTTCCCCGCCCCGCGCACACCGACATTGTAAGCCAAAGACACATAAGCCGCATCCCGATTAGCCGTTAGGCGACTGCGCGTTGTAGGCGCAAAATACACATGTAGGTTATGCCGATATTCCAGCAGCTCAACAGCCAGTAAATCAGCACATTCCCGATCGGACTTATATTGATTAGGTCGTGCCGTCTTGGTGTGGCCGTAGCAAATAGTCCAGACACCAACGATGTCTTTATAAGACTGATTACGCTTACCCTCAAATTTGGCAACCAGAGGATCCGCAACCTTTGAAAACTGCTTATCCGTCACCGCCCATGATGGGGTCGCGGTCATTAACAATGCCACGATCAACCCACCAAAGACGACCCAAATGACCCGCACTAAAGATTTAGACGCGACACCGCCCGACAGCCCCTGATTGACCAGCCGCCCCACCGTCCCTGCAACGATCAACCAAAAACCGATATGCCACATCAAGGCAGGATTAGTGTCGATCTCAAAAAGCAAATAACGCACCTCTGGCCAAGCTAAGGCACAGATACCAAGATAATTAGCCCACATCGATAACGATTTAAGGGCGATAGATTTTGCGTCTTTTACAAGCATTTGTATTTCTCCATAAAAAAAACCGCCCAAAAAGGCGGAGGTGAATATTTCTAATTTTAGTCAAGACTGCTAGAGCATCAAAAATTCCAACAGCACGACCACAGGCAAGCACCCCGCCCATGTGATCAGGGCGTCAGCGTATTCTGGCGTGCCTTTTTTAAGAAAACAGTCGTGAATGATCTCTTTGCCCCAGCCGATGCCGCCGACGCCCAGCACGACAACGGCGATCGCATAGCTAGGCGCGAACATATGACAGGCAACGCCTATGATTATTGCCAAACCAAGTCCTGCAAAAAAATGCAGTTTGTAATCACGGCGAAGTTTTATCCAGTTACTGGTCATAGCTTATCCATTTCGTCAGTTTCCAACCAAGGCGCAAACTGCGCGATATAGTCCTCACGGGTGAGTGCGAACCAAAGCAACCGAATTTTATTGATGCGGTTTGACGTGTCGGCAGGGGATTTTTGCGGGCGGCCAATGTGAAAAATCACAAGCAGGCCGATCAGGGCTGGGAACAAAAGCGCCCCGACTAGAAAACCCATCATGCCCACCATTTATCATCGGCGTAATCATCTGGGATTGGTGACATAGCCGCCAACGCCTGTGACGCCTTTTCCAGAGCGCGAAGTTTCAACGCCCCACCAGTCAGGATCGCATGACGGGCTTTCTGCTCATCGGTCAACGTACCATCTGACAACAACAGACCATTGTAGCCGTTCAGCTCAGACGACAACTCATTGCGCCGCGCGGTTGCCTCTGCAACGCTTGTGCGCGACGTGCCTGCATTCAACAGCCCCGACCAACGGCGGTCGTATTCATCGAGAATGTTCCTCACCGTCACACCCTCGTTATCGTGCGGGTTTGCGCCCTCAACAAAACCAGTTTTAGCAAACTGTTCTTGCGTGCAGATTTGAACCCCCACAAAATTGCCCTCAGCATCATACGCGAAAAATTCATGTTGCGGCTCGGTTGTTACTTCGATTGCATCGTCCATTATAGGCTGGTTTACATCGTCCATTATAGGCTCGCTTTCATAACTATCTTCCAGTTTGCAAGGGTCAGGTTCGCGGCCTGCTTGCTCGTCTCACTCAGCGCGTGAATGTAACTTCCGATCAGCACGTTAACGGTGGTATCGTCAGGTATTCCGACTTGATAACCGTTATGGCTACTATGGTAACCTGCATGTGTTAGATTTGGGATGGTATGCCCAATCGGAAAGCCATGCTCGGCTGTGACACACACCAGATCAAAGCAAACTTTAGTTGGTTTCGCTCCCAGACCGTGCGTAAACGTATGGGTGGTGTATTGCGATATCGTCGTTTCTGGGCTGGTATAGCCCCAGCCGACAGCCACGTTCGCATCAATCGCCGCCTTAACCCGCTGTGGCGTCATAACTTTCGTAGAGTTCGTGCCGCCCACTGCCTGCGCATTAGTGGCAAAATCATTAGTACCCAAGTACATGCGCCATGCACCCCAGACACCGCCTTGATGGACGCGTGAAGCAATCTCATTGCCACCACTTCCTACAGCCAATTGTGACGGGAACGTACCGCCCAAGCAGATGCACAGGCCATATCCAAACGGTACGTTAGCGGGCGGCGATGTAGTCCAGTACACAATTTGGCTATCTGAATATGATGTTAAATCATCAAGGTCATCAGGTGCCTGCACTCTATTTGGGGTGGTTGCCGTGCCTTTTGACATTTCTGCAAGGAGTACTTCAACCTCCAACCCCCAATCGCGAACATCCTGTTTTTCAACATCAGTCGCGTCAACCCAGACTTGATCTGCGCTCTTATCAAATGCCATCTTATATTTCTCCTTTTAAAACTGAATCGTTATTGTTTCGGGCGACGTGCCAACTACGGCTGATGCTTCGCCAGCAATATTTCGGGACAAGGCCGTATATGTGTATGTGCCACCATCTGAAACCGTATCGACAAAACTGATCGCCGAACTTGCGATCGCATAACTCGCGTGGACTAAATCACCGTCCCGATAAATTTCTGTGCTCCAACTATTATCGCTAGCGCTCGACACGAGAGATACAGCCACGTCCGCCGAGTAACTCCCGACCAGGGCCGTCAATTCTGTTGGAGCGGCGGGAATTTCTGTCCCGCTTGCAGCCAAAATATCGGTTAAAATTGTAAATTCACCAACAGTGCCGCCAGACGTAACCCAGGCAATTCGCACATCATATAAATCACCAACCGTTGCAGATATTTGCGCAAATACATCACCATCCGCCAAGGACACACTCTGCCACTGATCTAGCCCAGCCCCCGAAAACTCTAGCTGAACAGACAGGCTAACATTAACGCTTGGTTCCCACGCGCACCCGATACCACCCCCATATCCATACGCGCCAAAATTACTAATTAAAGGCACCCCAAAATTATCAACGACCGTTGCCACGGCTGGCTTTACGCCCTGTTCTTCAAGGCTTAAAGTTGCCGCGTCTTCTTGAATTTCGCGCAACTCATAACTGGTAACCAGCGATTTGGGATTAAGTGTTTTACTTACAACCAAAAAGACACCAGAAACTCCGCTAATTTCAACGCGCCAACGAGTATCAAAGAATCCCTGCAAACCAACAGGCTTGCAGGTTACTTTTAAGATGCTTTTAGGGTTCAGCCGATCCGTTAAATTCTTACCTACCGCGCGCGCCTGTGCATGGCTGTGCGTGTAGATATTCGCCTCTTGAGCGACTTCACCGCTTTCAAGGAGTTCCGCCTCATTTAACCAAGGATTGGCATCTACGCTTGCGTACTCGGCAGCGGGGTCGATGAATTTAAGGTTCAAAGTGTTGAAACCATCAACAACATCTTGCCCCGTTACATACTCATAATCCAACAACATATCGTCGGTCAGCGTAAAGCTTGGCTCGTACCAAGACCCCATCTCAATCGCTACTTTTCCATTAGCGGTTAGAAAAACGTCAACGGCACCAGAACTGGTCATGCGATCAAGCATGTCCATTTTAGATTCATTCAGAGACGCCGACCCGTGAAATTCAAACTGCTTTTCCGTGCCGCCCTCAAGCAAAGGTCTATCAATATCGCAAATGTCTGCAGCGATCTTGAAATAACTGTCGTCGATTGCATCCTCTGCAATATTAAAGCCGTCAGGGCTGGTCAAAAAGTCACGAATACAAAGGGCTAGATTTGCCGTCCATGCCGTCTCCCCGCTTCGTGGGTCTTTCAACAACCGCCCACGCAACAGCACCTTTAAATTAAGCTCTCGATTGGGGTACATCGCATTTATTTTACTTTGTGTCGGCGCTTTAGTGCGCAACATCGACGTACACAACCCATCTGCCCTGTGCGTGTCATCCCACGCCTCAAAATCTGCTTCGATTTCAGGGTAATACGGACTTGGTACCATCCCCATTCGCGATAAAATCTGCACATAACTCGTGTCACCAATCTGAAACTGATCATTTGTGACAAAGCCAGATTCATCGAGCAACATCTCTGTGCCATCTAAATAATACGCCTCGATACCATCCGCCAAGCCATGACCGTGAATAATCAACCGCGTCAGCGCACCATCCTTTGCATCAGCAAAGTTAAACGATCCCGCCGTCATTACTCGCCCGTAGTGGATAATGCGCGGGGCTTTGCTTTGCGCCGTGTTGACCGATATTGTCATGCTGGCGGATTGTTCATTGCCAAGCTTAGGGGATAGCGCCGCACTAAGGGCTAGGCTGGCGCCTAAACTTACAGCCGTTCCGAGTGTTGTTAGCGTCCCAGCGGCGGTGACAAGAGCCGCACTTGCACCTGCACTAAACGCGGTTGGGAAAAGAAAAACTAAAGCTTGAGGCATGACCATCCCTGCAATAATTCAAAATTACTAACCATTCTCAATCCTCGATTCCGCTTCATGTAAAATTGCCCATCCAACAGGATGCCAGCGGTTGTGCGACTTCCAAATTTAACCAACCCAACGCCGTTTTTTGTTTCATTTTTATTTAGAAAATTCAGTCGCTTATGCGCCAATCCTTCCAGTCCGCCGTGTTTGAAAAGCACCTGTCTACATTCCCACCAAGTGCTGTATGTTCCGCGCAGATCGTCAGCTATGTCAGTCCCCGTCGCCGCATGAACCAGCCCCGCAACCCACAACGCGCAATCGTTCACGCCCCACTGAAACCGATCAGCGCGGGTGGTCTCTAAGTATTTTTCAATCACGGTGTTTGCCTTCATGTACAAAATGCCCCATAAGATTTCCCAAAAGGAATTATTATGAAACGCATTATTTTAAGTTTATTTATCTGCTCAATCGCCATGCCAACTCAAGCAGGCGGTCTAAAACGTGCGTTCACCTTCAAAGCCAAAGTTCATCGCGTAAAAGTTGAAGGCCAAACATTCCGAATTATGGAACACAAGACCGAACCAGATACGATCATGGTCACAACCACGGCGGGGAAATCCCTTGTAAAACTGAACCCCGATGCAAATTATCTCCGCAGAGGCGCAATAGCTTTCGTGAAAACAAAAGGCAAAAAATGCCGCGTATCCGCTGGTAAAATTGTAGTTAAACGCCAATACGAGTACACATATACCTGCTGAGCCAACCCCGCCCTAATGGGCGAGGCTGTTGTTTTTAAACATTTAATTTTCATACGCTCGCAGGTATTGGATTGGATATATAAACTTACAGGCGTCGATATGCGTCCAATTAAGAGATGATATAAAAGATTACTATTTGATTTTTTTATATTTTTTTCGCTTTACCGAAGGAGGCAAAAGAATATTTATGGCCATGAACCCGACGCCCTCAAGTGCTTTTATTCCAGCTCTTCGTGGTTCCGCCGCAAGTGGTAGATCATCAGTATAATTTTCATCAATATTCTTGGCTAGATCTTTTGGAATATAGCCAAGCTTTGTCCACGGGCTTTTGTCATGCGCCTTTCCATACACCTCTATGGCATACTTATCTGTTGGATTTCCCACCTCTCGCTTCAACCGTATTTTTGTTTCATAAGGTATCGAACTTCCTATAAATTCAATCCCACCGCGCCCTTCAATATTAAATCCAACAACCCGTATGTCAGTCATTCCATTAGTGCTCACCTCCCCATTCGGACGCATATGCCCACCCCAAGGGTAATCAAAAACCTTCCAAACCTCCTTATTATCTAAGTTATATGCAGACCCACCAAAGGAATTTCGCGCACTAAGTTGGGTATTTTTTGTTGGATGACTTTTCCATCTTTCCGCATTATTGTAGTTAGCCAGCCGAGCCGCTTTCTCAATGTTTGTTTTGTTTTTGTTGTTGATTATTAGGATTACAAGAACCCCAAAGATGATAAATATTACAAAAAATTCCATTTAAACGCCCCCTATAAATACAACCAAAAGATTACCCCCACATTTGGTCTCGTCAAGAGCTTTCCCCTAACTATTCAACCAATCAACAGGCCGTGAAGCTGTTGTTGGCGTATATTCAAGCCCATTATCCGTTGGGTGCCTGTGCTGTTGATTTCCTTGCGTCAAATACCCAAACGGCGGCACGCGCTTTCGCTGGAACGCGTTTTCAGACGTAAGGCTTAAACTGATTTGCCCAGGCTTAACGGACAGTGTCGGGCGGTTCATTTTTCCCTTATCCAAAATAATACGGCTACCAACCACAGCGCCTTGATTATCAAACATCTGCGTTGAAAGAATTGCGTGCCTATCAAAGTATTCCGCTGGATTGCTAACCAAAGCGGGGATCGTTGCCCGCACATCTTGCCCAATCGCGTCCCAATTTTCCCAAGGTATGCCCAGCGTATAAGTCAGGTAGGATGCCAAACTATCGGTGCCACCCGACACCTCTGACACACCAACCCAGCCAGCCGCCCCCGTCCAAACGTTGCCGTCGATATCAGAAAAATCAATAATGCGATCACAAAAACGCAACGTGCCGCTATCAAATTGATATTCCGCGCACAATGTCGTTTTAAAATCTTCCTTTTTCAAAAGAGCCTGAATCGCGGCGGGATCTGGCTGATCCTGTAAAAGACGGCTCATCGTTCAAATGCCTCAATGAAATTAACAGAAACAGGGCTGCCCCATTTACAATAATTGATTAAAATATTTGCCTCATCATTCGACGCAAACCTCACATAGATAAAAGGCTTATCAACCAAGATAGCTTCGCCCTTCAAAATTCCTTGTCGCAAGGGCGGGTTGAACCTTATCAAGCCATTCGTATTTTCGGCAACACGGTACATAAATCCATTATGTGTAAAAATGGCACCAACGCTAAGAACAGTACCGATGACCCCACCAAATTTAATTGTTGAGCTTCCAACAACCGCGTCCAGCAATGCTGTAGGATTATCACCAGATGGTAGTGAAAAACCTGTGCCGTCCGTGAATGTAGTTCCATCCGAAAAACGCTCAAATCCGTCCGAAATCGCCGTTTCTGAAACCCCCAACGCTCTCCAAAAGTCTGCATCAGAACCGTTTTTTGTTACGGTAAACGGATTGAAAAGAGGTAGTTTAATGATATTAAGCTGCCCAGCGATATCATCAACAGCCGCCAAAAGTTCAGGCAAAGCAGTTCCGAAAATTTCAGGCAAAGACAGCGTTCCTGTCCAGTACCTGTTTTCGGTATAGATAAATTGTTCACGGTTATTCAGCCCGATACCAGTCCCACGGCTACCGCCCTTCAAGTGCCAGCTTGTTTGCGACGGAGATATAAGAGAGGCAGGCCAGTTTACAACTTCCATTATGATCGCCTCTGACTTTCTGCGTTTTGCGCTGACGCGGCCTGAACAACCTGCACAGAGACGTTCGCGGCTATTGTGCCGACCTGTTCAACCGTCACGCCTTGTTCTGTTTTCAAAACGATTTCAACCTGACTGGCAGGGGCTTGTTGTATGGCCGCACTGCTCGAAACGTCGGCCATAACGCCTAGATTGCCACCAACTTTTGTATGATCAAAAACCGTTTCGTTTGGATGTAAAATAGCATGAAACCCACCCTTCCCATCAAGACCACCTGTCCGCGCTCCTGCGCCAGTAAAGCCGCCACCATCAAACGAGAGCAAGCTACCGCCGCCAAAAATTCCGCCTAGCAATTTTCCAAGAACACCGCTGCCGCCAGAAGAAGACCCGCTAAACTGCCCCATAATAGCACTGCGAATGCCGCTGGAAAGAATATCGCGGGCAATGCCTTGGAAAACGCTGCGCAAACTGTCTTTTAGATTTTCACCAGCAACAATCGCCCCAGCAAAGGAATCAGCGATGCCATCAACAGCAGTATTGAAACGCTCTTCGGAGATTTTCCCCTGTTCTAATTCCTCGGAAAGCCGCCCCATGGCCTCGGCGTGGGCATCAATTTCAACCGCGATTTTAGAGGTTACCTCAATGCCATCTTTCTTTGCTTTGGCTAGAAGATCCTGCTTTGTTTTATTTATTGTTAAAGCTTTTGACGAAAGACCAAGGTTAGCAATTTCAGCCCTGACGGCCTGTTCCTTCGCCGCAATGTCTGCAAGAAAACCCTCAAGATCAGACGACCTTGACGCCCCCGATTTTTTAGAACCTTTTATCGCCCGTCGGGCATCACTTTCGGCTTTCTCAAGCTTGGCAAGTTCCTTAGCGCCCGCAACGTAGTCTGCGCGCTGCTGTGCAAGCCCAGTCTCAGAAAGACTTTCAGCACTCGCGCCTTCTGGAATTAGAGCGTCGAACTTAGCGCCCGCCAAGGCACCCGCTCTAGCCACAGGCTTCCCAACGGTTTCAAGTTTGATTTTCTGAACCTGAATGTCGGAAATTTGTTTGTTGGCAAGCTTGTCAGCCTCACCAACGGCCACCTTCAATGCCGCCGCTAAGTTAACCGCCGATGCAACAGCATTATCAAAATCCACTTTTTCTGCCGTACCTTCAAGAATTTCTGTGATATCATCGGCGTTTTTGATTTTTTGCGTTAAGGTTTCAACCTTATTTTCGGCGTTGAGAACCTCAACAGCCACCTTGGAATATGCCGCCGCATTAGCAAGGATTCTCTTTTCTGAATCCTCAAGAGGCTTGCCAGATTCTACCTTCGCTTCAAGTTTTTTTCTTTCAGCATCTAAAAAAGAATTTAGCTCATCTTTTGTGATCGACTTGCGCCGCTCACTCGCTTTTTTCGTAGACTGGCCACGCTGTCGACCATAGCCCTCCTCAACCAAAAGTCGGTATTTTGCTGAACTTTCGTATTCTTTAGCAACTAATAATTGTTGCGCTTTAACGTCTGCAAGCTCTGAAATCGCGATAATTGACAACTCATCACGCAAGCGCTTATTCGCCGCAATTCGTGCATTTGCGGCGGCGACATCTAAAGTTGCGGCTTCAGTTGCCGCGATCCCGCCCGCATCCTGCGCATCCTTCAAATCAGAAAGGCTACCCTCCAGACGCGCATAGTCGCCTGAAAGGTTTATGGTCACAGTCCGTAAATCATCAAGGATTCCGTCCAGCCCAACAGACGCGTCGATCAGTTTTTCGGAATTTGTTTGAATATTCGATAGCGCGTAAGCCGCACCCGCCCCAGCCGTAATCAGCAGGCCAATTGGCCCCCCCAACAATCCTATAGCACTGCTAAGAGCCATGGATGAAACATAAGCCGCGCCACCCTGAACAGCCAACAACCGCAACGCCGCGCTTGCCGCCACGGCGGTTGGCGCGAGCTTTGCGGCCAACGAGATAGCAAGCGGCGTGACCCCGCGAAGCGCTAACAATCCAGCCGCCGCGACCACAAGGTTTAGATTTTCAGCAAGAAACTCTAATGCGGCAACAAGCTTTTCCGTTGCCTGTATGCTGTCATCGCCAACCCCAATATATTGAGTTAAAGCATTGCGAAGTTTGGTGAAGCCATCACCAATAGTAGCGTTGGTGCTAGCAAACGCCGCCTCAATCTCTGGCTGTGCCTTTAGAATAGCCCTAAATACTCGGTCGCTGGTTAGTTTCCCCTCCGCGCCAAGCGCCTTAAGTCCGCCGATGGTTGTTTCAAACTCTTTGGCAATAGCCTGTGCAATCAACGGTGCATTCTCACGCAAGCTTCTAAGCTCGTCGCCCTGCAAGAAACCAGAACCAAGGGCTTGGCCTAGCTGTAAAACACCTGATTGAAATTCGGTTGCCGACGCGCCGCCAGCTTTAAACGCCTTAATCACGATACCCGTTGCGGTCGCGACTTGTTGTTCCGACGTCACAATACCTTTTGAAGACCGCAACAACCTAGAATACAAATCTACCGTTTCAGCAATCCCAGCACGGTTTTCATCCGCCAGCTTATTCAGCTCCTTAAGGCTTCGCCCCTGCAATTGGGCTACCTCTGACGCCGCCGCGACCTTATTCCCAGCCTGCGTCCAAGCATCGGCATAGCGCGTTACCTCACGCGTGCCTAAACCGAGACCAACAGCACCAAGTCCACGCCTAACTTTATTAACCATCAAGCTGTTGGACTTGGCCACCCGCTGGTTCATTTTTAGAAAATTGGATTCAATACCGAGTGTAGATCTAGCCGCCGCCCTATTCGCCTTCTTCAAATCTTTCTCAAACTTATTTTGCTGAAGGGACAGCATTAAAACAAGCCTTTCAACGTCAACTGCCATTTTGCGATGTCCCATAAAAAAATCCGCCTAAAAAGACGGATTGGTGATAGTAATACTGCCCGCCCGGCGGGCGATTTATTTTAGGTTTTATTCCCGGCCTTAAAGTCCACAATCATAACCTTTGCGCCGATATTGAGAACCTCTAACCTGTCGGCACTCATAGGCGCGGCGGTGGGATTTTCACCCCCATTGTATTCTGCGTGCGCCTCCGCACACGCGAAAAACTCGCGTAAAGACATGCCATCCAGCTTGCCAATAAGGCCAAGTTTCCACGCTGTTTTTAGGTTTTCTTTGGGGTCAAGCTTGAAGTCTTTGGGGTCTCCACCCCGCCCCCCCCCGATATGTCGCCACCAGGCCAACCATACCTCGCTAACGACAAGAGTGTATTTGCAACAATCGCAAGCTTATCCAACCCGTGATCTTCGTACAAACGGCGGACAAGATTCACCGCCGCCCGTCGCTCCATTCCGCCACCCTCAAGACCTAATGCCACAGTTGCCATCACGTCCTGAACCCGAAATAAGCCAGCCTGCAAGCGATGATGAATCAACCCAATACCATCATCATTGCACCGCGCTTGCAGTGCTTCTAGACGGGGTAAATCAAGGGCAAATGTATGTTCGCCCCCGACCCAATCAATAATTTCACCACGCATCAGGCGGCATATGCGGGTACGATTAAACCACTAAACTGCAAAGACAGGCTTTGAGTTTGAGGATTGCCATCCTCATTCCCGATTCCATCCGTAGAATATCCTTCCATCAAAGCAACACCATCAATATTAGCAACCAGTCCAGACGTTGCATTTGGGTAAAGAAGGCGGGTTCTTAGGCTTTTCTGCAATAAAGACCACTGCAACATATCCTTGTCAGACTCTGCAGTCCAGTTGGCATCAATCGTCATAGAAGCATCCGTAGCTCCATATTGCTTAACGGTTTGAATTGCCGCCGACCAATCTGCACAATCACTTGTTTTAACGCTGATAATCTCGTTGCTAATACTGATACTTGCGCCCGTGACAGCACATAGACTTGTGAACACACCTGGTTGCCCATCTGGGTCCAACTCAACCTGCACAACAATATCACCACGCTGACCTACTTTTGCATATGCCATACTTCAATTCTCCATAAAAAAGCCCCGCAGAACCGCGAGGTTGTTAAGTACTAGGGCGTATTTGCCCGTTTATTTGGCGAGTTGCGCCGCATCCGATTTAGCGGAAACATTTTTTGGAACCTCGACAGCCCCTTTTTCAATCAACTGCAAGCAAGCCCAGCTTGGAAAAGTTTTCACCACTCCCATTGTAGGATCAATTGTAAAGCTAGCAGGCTGTTGTTTATCATACGCCGTTAAGAGTTCGGTTGATTTGATGTGCATTTAATTTTCCTCAATATACGCTTGAACGGCGATAACACCGTGGTTTGTGATCCCATCTGGATCCTTGAATATCTGAAACCGCGCCGTTACATTTGTAATCGCGTGCCGCACCAAAGAATGCCGTCGTAGATGCAGCAGACCCTTAACCGCGAAACAAATGTCCTCGCACTCTCTTCGTGCTTTTTTTTCGCTCCACACATCCAACTGTAAGGTGTGTATTCCCGCCGTAATGCAGGTCGGATCTCGCGGATCGAATTCAGACTCTCCAAATGTGATATAAGGCGAAACAGCACCAGCGGGTGCATTGTCATAAAACCCAGTCAAGAGCGTGCCCAGCACTACATCTGCCAGCACCGTGCCCCGAATTAAGCCCCGAAATTCTGTAATTGGTGCAACCATTATCTAACCCCTTTTTTTATGCCCTTTTTAATCGCACGGGTAAGTCGCGACTTACCCCCTTTTTTTTGCAGTCGGTAGGCAGGAAAAAAATAAGGATGTGCCGCTCTAGTTCTTGAACCGAATTCGATCAATCGAGCATAAAAAGCTTCATCATCACCTGCAAAAACTGTGATTGTTAAATCAGGATCGTCAGAGTTCACCGACCCAATTACCATTGCACCTTTAGGAGCTTTATTACCCCAAACCCAACCGATTGAGTTGTGCAATGCACCCGTTTTCTGCGGCACGTTGTCCTCTGCGGAAGCAACAATTTTATCAGCCCAAATGGCAAGCGCCACCTTAGCCTCTTTCCTCACCTCTTTCGGAATTGTAAGCGTCATTTTTCGCTTTAAAGACCGCAAACCTTTAACCATTTAAGTCAAACGGGAAAGCTGCTGTTTGGTCATCCCACCTAACAAAAACGGGGTTTTCAATATCTGAAGATCGAAACCAACCTCGAACCCCATCAGAAAAATCCGCGAACAAAAAAACCTCTTTGCGGTGAGTGTGACCTCCGACCTCAATATGTTCGCACAAATCTCCTTGCGGCATTTGAGATACTCGTAAAGCAACCTCGCTTACAAACGGGTTGATTTGTTTCAACACAAGCTTATCGCCCCATTTAGAAAATGCCCACGCGTCGGCTGGGTCGCCTTTTTCAAACCTTACATCCATCATCACACCCCCACGGCAACGCCGCTCTCTGCAAGAAATTCATAATACAAACAATTTTGGCTGGGCGTAGGATTTTCACGAACATTAAAATCAACCCCGCCAAGAACCACCCTCCAGCTTGATAAAATTTGATCACTAAACGATGACTTTCGCACCGTAATAATAACGGGTTTCTTGCCCGCCAATCGACCAGCCATCACGCTTTCACCGCCGCGCAGGTAATGGATATTAGACCAAACAGTTTGCTCCTCGTTCCATCCATCCTCCGCGCCACCCACACCATCATCAAGCAGCGCAGGACTATAAAATGTGATGCGGCGGTTTAATTTCAAGCGGCCCATTAACCAAACTCACAAGGGCGATAATACCGCTTTTGCTTAATGATGCTTTTAGATCCAAACGACAAACGAAACTCTTCCGCTTCGCCTATACTAACATCCTGATCGTACCATTCTTTCGCAATCAGGATAATAGCTTGCTTCAACTCGCCTGAATTATAGCTATCGTCATATCCTATTTCAGCCTCTACTTTGCCCAGCCCCGCCCCCGACAAATCAGACATAGCCGACCATGAAAAGCACAGCTTTGGCTCATCAAAACCACGCACCAGCGCATATTCACCAGGGGCAATTTCAACATCCCCATCATCCATCGACCAAGCAGAAACTTTCAATACTTCAGATACTGGAGCAATGGGAAAAAACCATGCTTGAAATTCACCCGCACGATGAATTTCAAACTCAAACCGCATCGTCCGCCTTGTCAGCGGGCGACGCGTTCCTGTTTCCACGATCCCTTGAGCAGCCAACAGATATGCCTCAATAGACAATCGATCATCGTCACCATCCACATGCGTCGCACGCGTGAATTCTTCAAAAGTAACAGATGGCGTAATCCCCTGGCCATTTGGATCAATAAGTATCATCTTAAGCGATCCCTACTTGGTAGCAGATTGCGGCTTTACGCCTTGGTTCGGCAAGCTTTCAGAACCTGCTTTTGACTCATCATCAACAAGAGCAGCTTCAGCGGCATTAGCGGCAGCCTCACGCTTTTCAAGAGACTTTTCAGACTTAGCCAATGCAACACGCTGCGCATCCAGCTCCTTAGAATACGCAGATAACGCCGCATCCTTAGTTGCGATATCTTTTTGGGCAGCCGACAGCTCAGCTTCGCGCTCTTCAAGATCAGATAATACAGCACCAATCTCTTCAGAGGCCCCCACAGTAATATCAATGCCCGTAGCTTTAGCTACATATGCAACAGCAACTTTGCCATAGATCAGCTTTTCAGCCGTTTTGTGATCAAAGCCCGCAATATCGCCTTTCGTGTAACTTGCGTACGCCGCAATAAATTTAATAATTTTTTTCATTTTTTCTTCTCCAAAAGAATAAGAGGTCGCGATCCCGCCAGAAAGGCGAGACCATCAATTTTAAATTAGTGAATTATTTAAAGCGTCCAACCCGCGCCCGAAATACCCGCCAAAGCTTCGTCGTGACGTGGGGCCAAATCGTGCTCTGAAATTGCCCGCATAAGAGTTAAATCATCTTGGAAGGCCGAACGAAGCGTGCCGCCTGCATCTACGTATGCCGCTTCTGTTGATGACGCCAAGGTTAAGACATAGGCATCGCCGATAAACACTTCGTCAAAATCACCAAAATAGACTTCTGTTTCATCGCCGCCGACCCCCAAGTTCACAGGAATTTGTGACGTGGTTTTGATCGGATAGCCCATCAAAGTTTCAGAGGTATCAATTGAAGGAAATACCTTTGTGCCGTTGTCGGGGTTTACCAAGCTCGCTAAGAAGTTTTTTGCCGAAGCCCGCATAATCCAACCACACTTGACCATTCCAACGTCACTATCTTCGACCTTAGAAATCGTCGAACGGATAGCGACCTCAACAACCGCAGGATCAACGCCAATCGCCGACAGCCAGTTTGATACCAGCATCCAGTTTTTTAGGCCTTTC